TTAGCGCTTCAGATTGGGTTTTTCTTTCCCTCTAAAAATTGCATCAAAGTCCGGTTCCTCATCTTCCATTATCTCTTCTTCGCTGGGGCGATGACGGCTATGCAGTGGGTGGTTGAAATTAAACCATGTCGTTCGTGGCCGACCGTCCAACCTTCGCACAAAAGCTATACCATGTTCTTTCAGTATCTGGCACTGCTTGGAAGGGAATTGCGCCCCAGTGATATCGAGCATTTCCTCATCGGTAATTAGCGTCATACATGGATCGCGTTTATCCACTTGAACTCCCCATTAAATATGTACCTGTTACTTTCCTGCTCGGGCTACAAGCAATCTCTGCATTGATCCCCATCAGAGTGGATTCGGGCATAAAAAACTGATTAAACATAATCAATTTCTGGAGACTGTCATGGATGTAATTAAATCAGAAGTTTACTCGTGGGCTGCTGAGACCAGCCAGGAGCATGTTGCTATTGAAATCTGTAAGGCGTGGTTTCTTAGTGGAGAACGTTCAGAGTGCATAAAACTCTACCCAATGGATGATGGTTGCGGCCAGGCTGACTGGCAGGCCATAAATAACAACCGGCAAAAACTGTTCCGATGGTTTGATGGGCAGTCCGCAAGAGCAGTCGCAAGAACAAGGTTACTTCGAAACGCTATCTTGACGGCATTACCCACTGAACGAAGGGCCAGAGTTTCTGGGGATAAAACTACTTACCTGCTGATCATCCTGACTAAGGAAGTTTCCAGAATTATTACCGCGGCTTTAATGCAAGAGCGTGACATGTCACAACAGATTAAATCTCTGCGTAAAGTGCTCGACAGCCTTGAAAGCAGCATAAGCGGCGTTGACAAAACGCGCGCGCGCGCGAGTACAAAGAGGGCTGAAACACGTCAACTCCCGTAGAAATTATTTTTCTTTTTTGATGGTTTTAGAGAAAAAATTGCGGGCATTCCGACGCGGAGTGTATTCGCTATGCGGTGTCCGCATGTTTTTGCGCGTTTGCGTAACGCCGGGATGTGTAGTTATGAATGAACTTTCGCGACAGGATTTGAGTCGGCAGGTCTTCCTTCCGTCTTTGCTTAATGTGGCACCACAAAGAGATAAGAGCATCACCAGCAAAGTAACGGGGTTCAGCCCCTTGCTTCCAGCCAATTACCGCTGTTTTTGATACATCCAGTTCTTTCGCAATATCACTAAGTGTAAGGCCCTCTCGTGAAATGTCCTCGATTATACGGAACCAGTCGTAACGATAAGACACGACAACAGGCATATCATTGCACCTCACGCCAAGGGAAATAATTCTATATAATTGTACTATAAAGTTAATTAATTCTCTTTAATTGCCTTTTTGGAGGTTGAGTATGTGTACTGGTATAGAAATTGCGGCGATCGGTGCATCTGTCCTCTCCGCCGGCGGAGCGGTGTACAGCGGGCAGCAGCAAAAAAAAATGGCGAACTATCAGGCCGCCCAGGCGGAGGCCGACGCCGATGCATCGCAGAAGGCGGCCCGTGTGGAGGCCGACCGTATCCGTAAAGCCGGACGTGAACAGGCTGCTGCTGCGAATGCCTCTCTGGCCGCATCCGGCGTCGAGACCGGAGAAGGCACAGCGCTGCGGATCACTTCCGGCATTACCGAAGACTCGGAGCAGGACGCCTACCAGACCATCCTAAACGGTGCGAACTCCGCCAGCCGGTTACAGGCGCAGGCTCAGGCGGACCGCATCACCGGAAGTAATGCCGCTACGGCGGGAAACATCAGCGCAGGTAGCTCTCTTTTGGCTGCCGGCGGGACTGCATATGATGGCTGGAAAAAGGCTAAAGAGGGCGGTTATGGATTGTACGCGGGGACCAAAAAATGAGAATACCAACGGGTAATTTTGGCAATGTCACCCCGCAAGCTCAGCCCACCCGAATCGATACTGGTAATGCCGGTGCCGTTGGAGACGCTGTAGCCCAGTTAGGTAGATCCGGGCTTGGTGTCGTTGAAGATATCCAGCAGCGGCAGGAGCAGGATAACCAGAACGCATTGCAGGCGTTGAGTTCCGCTGGCGGGGCGCAGGTTAATAAACTGCTGTATGACCCGGAAACCGGCATGACAGCGACCCGAAAAGGGATTAACGCCGTTGGTGCGACCAACGACACGCTGAAAGAGTGGGACGCCTGGAGAGATAAGCAGCTTTCTTTACTTCCACCAGCAGCCCGCCAGCGCGGTGAAATCCTCCTGACGGCCCAACGGGTGCAGATGGAGCGAACCAGCTTTGTATACGAGCAGGGGGAGCGCGACCGTGCGCTGCAGGAAACGTACAACGCATCGAATAGCGCCAGCGTCCAGAGAGAAAGCCTGTATTACGGTGACAAGATCAGTACCCAGCTTGAGGCCGGTTCCCGCAATCAGGGTATTGATGAATATGGTAAAGCGCAGGGATGGTCCGAAGAAAAAATAGCGTTCGAGAAAACACTGTGGCAGCAAAAAGCCGCTTCTGGTGCGTTTGATCTGTTCGTCAGCCAGCAGAAACAATCCATGATGGGGCCGGGCGGCGCTCTCCCGACTACCGGAACACCAGACCTTAGCCAACTGGCATCGGCCAATATGTACGTTGAAAGCCGGGGACAGCAGTTCCGCGCCGATGGCTCGCCTCTGGTTTCCGGTGCTGGTGCTGTCGGCATCGCGCAGGTGATGGAGAAAACTGGCCCGGAAGCCGCAAAATATGCCGGGGTGGAATGGAGCCGCGAGCGCTGGCTTAACGACCCCCAGTATAACCTGCAGATCGGTAACGCGTATTTCGAACATCTGGGAAGCAAATACAGCAACAACCCGGTGCTTACTGTTGCGGCCTATAATGCCGGGCCGGGAATGGTTGATGACTGGATCAACGGTACCAATAAGACAGGTAAGAACGAAAGCCTGACGAAAATCGGCGATCCGCGAAAAGGTGAGATATCCGATGCCGGGTTCACGGCCGCTATTCCGCTGAAAGAAACCCGCGAGCATGTTCAGAAAGTGTTGGGGGCTGCTGCCAGCATCCCGCCGGGCGCGACAATTGGTTCCATATCCCGGATGCCGTTCTGGAATAAAATGTCACCGCAGGATCAGAGCAGCGCCATTGATAAGATGTCAGCGCTGTACGACATGCGGGCATCCGCCGGCCGCGTCGCACTGCAAAGCAAAATGCAGGATGATCTTGCGCTTCTGGAAGCGGGCAAAAACGTTTCCCCGATAACGCCAGAAGCGTGGGCCTCCACCCTGCCCGTACAGGCGACACCGGCAGAGCGCATGCAGCTGGAGCAAACCTTCCGCCATTATCAGCAGGCAATGAGCCTTCAGCCAGTCTATCAGTCCATCGTACAGGGAACGCCCCAGCAGGGGCTGGCCGCAGTGCAGGCATTGCAGCCGCAAGAATCCGCCCCTGATTTTAAATACCAGCAGGAACTGTACGCCACTGCACAGGCTAAGCTGACTCAGGTACTGAAAGCCCGCGAAGCGGATCCCGGCGGCTGGCTTGTGCAAAATGACGAAACGACCCAAAAAGCATTCTCAGCCTATTCAGCTAACCCTGAGCTACTGGGTGATTATGTGAAAAATGTCATAATCCAAAAACAACGCTTTGGCATTAAAAGCGATGCAGTTTTACCCAAAGCGCAGGCGGAGGCTTTATCTCAGGCTCTGTTGCAGTCAACACCGGAAAACCAGTCAAGACTACTGGACACCATTCATAAAGGTACCGGTGGTGGCGCGCCTTACATGGCCACGCTCAAGCAAATAGCGATAAATGCTCCCTCTGCGGCGGTCGCTGGCGTCCTGATGGATAAGCCTTCGTCGTTAATTGCTCAGGAAAACTGGATCAATCCTGATATCACGATTTCACCTTCGCAAGCGTCAAAAACTATTCTCGCGGGTTCTGCTGCACGAAAAGGGACTAAAGATGCAAAAGGGATGACGATGCCTAAAGAAAACGACATGCGCCTTGAGTTCTCCAGTGCTGTGCAGAATGCATTCGCCGGTGATGCTCAGGGAGCGGCAATGGCATATGAGGTGGCAAAGGATTACTACGCGGGAATAATGGCCCAGAAGGGGGATTACTCCGGTGTTCTGGATGATGATGTCTGGAAGCAGGCCGTTAATGTGTCAACTGGCGGTGTTCATGACTATAACGGCATGGGGTATGTTCTGCTGCCGTGGGGTATGTCGCCAGAGCAGTTTGATAAACAGGTCGATCAGGCGTGGCAAACACAGGTCACTGGTGCGGGGATCAAAGCGCCGCCGGGGCAGTATGGCCTACAAAGTTACGGTGACAGCCAGTATCTGGTTAAGCTCGGTGCAGGGTATCTGCTTAAATCTGATGGCTCTCCGGTAATACTGGATCTGACTCAGCAGCGTCAGCGCTTTATCGAGGGCATACCGCAATGAGTTATTTCGGATTAAATCAGTCGAATCAAAACCAACTGTCAGAAACAGCGGCATCCAGCCCCATTGGTTTAAAAAGTGATGTCGGTTTTTTCGATAATGCTGTGGGTGCCGGTGTATCAGGTTTGTATTCGGGCCTTGTGGCCAAACCGGATCAGTTACTTTGGGCGGGGATGGATAAAGTTGTTTCCCCTCTGTCCCGGTTTATTAATGAAAATACACCCGTACGGGATTCTTCTGAAGAATACATTGCCGAGCAGAGAAGGCTGGCAACACAGCAGGTTAAGCGTCTGACTCCCGATGCCGGTACAACCGGAACCGCGGGTCAGATTCTGTTTGGCCTTTTTGATATGGGTGGCCAGGCTGTCGCCGGAACCGCAATCGGAGGGCCTCTGGGCGGTGCGGCGGCGGTTACCTCGCTTCAGGGCTTTTCTGAGTTTGAGCGTCTGAGGTCGGAAGGCGTGGACTTATCAACGGCGCAGGATGTCGCGTTGATTCACGGTATAACGACCGGTGCCGGTACGCTGATCCCCATGAGTCTCGGTCTGCGTGCTGGTGGCGCGCTGGCGGAAGGTGTTGGCGCGCAGATATCCAGAACGGGCGAGAATGCGTTACTCAATGCCGGTGCTGCCGTAGCGCGTGCTGCGCCTGACGTGGCGTATGCTGCGGGGACTAACCTTGCGTTTGGTATGGCGCTACGCGGAATGACGGCAGAAACCCTGCGCAACGCCGGTTACGATGATATGGCCGGTCAGTACGATGTTTTTGACCGTCAGGCAATGGCGATTGATGCAGTGCTCGGCGTTGCGTTCGGCGGTCTTGGCCGCTTTGTTAACTCCCGCGGCGAGAATGTTCGTGCGCCGGAGTTTGCCCCGTCCGATGTCGATGCGGCGCTGGCGGCTAATGCAGCCCACCATGCAGAAATTGATATTGCTCCCGGAATACCGGTCAATGTTCTGTCACGGGATGCGCATGCTCAGGCATTACAGCAGGCAATGCGCAATGTCAGCGAAGGTAATCCCGTCGATGTGGCCAGCATTGTCGACTCAGCAGCATTCAGCGAGATCCCCGGGCGCCGCAGCCTGATTGCGCAGTCTCTGGATGAGGTGCTTTCCAATGCGGAGGAAGGAACCGCAGCCCGTACGGCAGATACGCGCCGGCTTGAAGAGCAGGCCGCGCAGTTGCTACCCCGCGGCGAACGTCAGGTTTACCAGTCTGAAGTGGCTAACAGCCAGCGCCTAATTGATAACCTGACTGAGCAGCGCAATCAGGTCCTATCCGAGGAACCCGCGGGGAACGGCAAAGCGCTGGCACGTGCGAGAGCCGACAAGCAGGGTCGCCTGCGAGACCTCGACCAGCGAATTACAGAGGCGCAGGGGCGTCTTGAGTTTTCGCGTAATACGCTGGCACCCCATGAGCCTGGCGGACAATTCTATGAGGCGCGCGCCGAACTTTCCCGTAGACGGCAGGCAGAAAGTGATCTGAATGCGCAGGCGCTCTCATATTACAAAACAGCCGAAGTGCGTAGCGCTGATGAAGCTGTGCCACCCGATACCGCCACTCATGTCCGTAATAGTGACCAACAGCGCACACAGAGCGAAAGCGAAACGGGCGACATTGATGTGAAAGCTGCTGAGGAATCGCTGACCACCGCCCCCGACATGATGATCACCACGCTGGATGATGAAGGTAACCCTCAGTCTCGCTCTGCTCGTGAATTGCTTGACGAGGCGAATCGTGAAAATGAACAGGCTATACAGGATTCCAGCCTTTTTGATGTCGCAGTCGCATGTTTCTTAAGGGGATAATTTATGCGTCAGGAATGTATTCAGGCAGTACAACAGGCAGCGAAGCGCACACTGAGCGCTCGTGAAATTCAGAATATTGAAGACCGTATCCACAGAAACATGCGATCACTGGCGCGTAACGACCCTGCGTCATGGCGGATGCTGTCCGAGGCCGAACGTCTGCGCCGGGCCGGGCAACTTGCCGCCGACGAGTTAAAGCAAGAGGCTGCGTTAAAGAAACGTCGTGTTGCGTTAACTATCACCGCCCGCCAGCGCCTTGATTCATTTATTAATAATTACAAAGGGAAAGACGGAAAGCTGGAGGCACTGAATCGCACGATAGCTTTTCACGCTGATGGCAAAGCAAATTTCCTGTCTGTTGAATCCCGCGGGAAGGCTACGCGAGATTATGCGCTCAGCCAGTTGCAGGAAGCCTTTGAAGCTGTTGACCCTCGATTTTTCGGCCTGTTCGAAGATGAAAAAGGCGTTCGTGATCTGGTTTATGAAATTCGGGGGAAAAGTACGGGGAATGCTAAAGCCCGGGCAGGTGCAAAAGCCTGGAAGGATGTTACTGAATTGCTCCGTCGTCGGTTTAACGATGCGGGTGGCGACATCGGGCATCTGGATGACTGGGGCATGCCTCAGCATCATTCAATGGAAAAAGTTGGCAAGGTTTCTAAGGATAAGTGGGTCAGCGATATCATTGGGAAACTTGACCGAAAGTATTACACCAAAAGCGACGGGCAGCTGATGTCCGATGCGGAGCTGACGGCGTTTCTGGGTGAGGCATACGAGACTATCGCTACCGGTGGTTTAAATAAACTCAGCGAGACAGGTTTGCGTATTTCCGGGGCGAGAGCCAACCGGGGAAATGCTTCCCGGCAGATCCATTTCAAAGATGGTGAGGCGTACCTTGAATACCAGCGTCAGTATGGCGACCGTTCGTTGTGGGAAATTATGGTGCATCATCTGGAAAGCATCAGCAAAGATATTGCGCTGGTGGAAACTTACGGGCCGAACCCGGATCACGTATTCCGTTCTATTCTCGACGAAGTAAGGGCGGAAACTGCTGTCGCGAACCCGCGACGCGCCGGCCGGGTTAAGCGCCTGGCTAACAGCACCGAAAATCTTTACAACTTCATTTCCGGCAAGACGCAACCTATAGCGAATCCGCATATCGCCAGATGGTCTGACAATATCCGTAACTGGCTGGTGGCCAGCCGTCTTGGCTCCGCCCTGCTCGCATCCTTCTCTGATCTCGGCACTATGTATCTGTCGGCAAAGGTCACTAATCTGCCAATGAACCAGCTATTCCGTAACCAGCTGGAGGCGATGGACCCGACGAATCGTACAGAACTGGCGCGTGCTCGCCGGGCCGGACTGGCGATGGAATCATTACTTGGCAGTGTAAACCGATGGGCGATGGATAACATGGGGCCGTCTGTTTCGCGCTGGTCGGCAACGGCGGTAATGCGCGCCAGTGGCCTGACTGCATGGTCTGATGCGCACAAGCGTGCGTATGGCGTCACGATGATGGGCAGTATCGGGGATGTGGTGAGGCGAACGCCAGATCTTCGCAGTCTCGATGACAATGATTTTCGTATTCTGAAAAGCAAAGGCGTGACCGAACAAGACTTCGCTATCTGGAAGCTGGCCGATCAGGAAGACTGGGGGAACGGTAACACCACCATGCTGACGCCAGAAAGTATCATGCGCATTCCTGATGCAGCATTACAGCATATTGGCCCCCCTGAGCGTGTCAGATTTGAGGCTATGCGCCGTCTGCTCGGTGCAGTGTCGGAAGAAGTTGATATGGCCGTGATTACTCCCGGTGCGCGTGAGCAGATGGTTACCGGTTCAGGTATTCAGCGAGGTACATGGAAAGGTGAGCTAACCCGCAGCGTGTTCCTGTTTAAGTCTTTCCCGATCTCGGTGGTGATGCGCCATTGGTCACGTGCAATGGGTATGCCTTCCGCTGGTGGTCGGGCCGCATACATTGCAACTTTTATTGCCAGCACTACTATCCTCGGCGCGTTGTCACAGCAGTTGAACGATATGGCATCTGGGCGTAACCCGCGGGATATGGTTGGAGAAGGTGCTGGGAAATTCTGGCTTGGTGCATTGCTTAAAGGTGGCGGGCTCGGGCTGTATGGTGATTTTCTGTTATCCGATCATACTCGCTATGGCGGAGCTGCTCTGGCATCAATGCTTGGCCCGGTCGCTGGTCTGGTTGACGATGTGGTTAAACTGGGGCAGGGAATACCACTCAACGCTGTGGAGGGCAAACCAGAACAAACGGGTGGGGATTTGGTTAAACTTGGTAAAGGGCTGATACCCGGCGCTAACTTGTGGTATGCAAAAGCGGCTCTTGATCATATGATTTTTAACCAGTTGCAGGAATATTTTTCCCCTGGTTATCTTCGTAAGATGGAACAGCGTTCCCGCAAAGAGTTTAACCAAACATACTGGTGGCGACCACAGGATCCATTGCCTAATTAGGGTAGAACATGAATCAGATTATATTTATCGTAATAATTTCAGGGGCTTTCCTGTGTTACTCCTATGCCTTCGATAAAAAAGGATTCAACTTGGAGCCTCAGGCTCGTGCTGCGGCGTGGTTTGGCTTTGTTGTTTTCGGTCTGGTTTTACTTGGGCGTTTAGTTACTTAGTGAACCATAAATCACTGTAGACTATGTTACCCCTGCTCGGAAGTTCATGCCTTACGGGCAGGGGGGCGTTATGAACGTGGAAATGAAAGCCGAAGTCGTTATTAAGTGGAAGACGGCGACAGGCGTCGCCGTAAAAGCACCATCTACTTAACCAAGCGTAAATGAGATGAGCATCTCTCCGATTCCAAAGCAGTCAGTTTGCCCCCATTGATCGCTTCCATAAAGAAACTGTTATTAAAGGTAAGGGCACTCGCTTCGTCGGCGGGAAACTTCAGTTGTTCGAGAATTTCTCCTCTTTTAACTCCTTTGGTGCGCAGGGCTGAGAAAACTTTATCCAGCACGAGTGACTTCTCGCGCTCTTCCATCCCTTGAGGTTCACCCGTACGATACCCTCGACGGGCAAGCTCTATTGATAACTGGCGATAATGCCATTCGGTAGATAAACCAACATCGAACGTACGGCGAACCAGAGCGGCTAATGAAACCTTCCAGTTCTTTTTTAGTGAGATGAGCAGATCGAGCGACGGCATCCTTGGCACTGACGCCAAAACACTGCGTTCAGGCATTAAAAATGCCGATGCAAAACGGTCTGCATCCTGTTCTGCTTGGCGGCCGTTGTTAGTTGAATGTTTATGGAGAACCAAGTGTCCCAGTTCATGGGCTGCATCGAATCGACTGCGCTCTGGTGTTTTCATTGTGTTCAAAAGCACAAAAGGTTTATTGTCCATCCAGAACGAAAAAGCATCAACTTCAACACAGTTTTCAGCAAGGGAGAACACGCGAACACCATTTGCCTCAAGAAGATGGATCAGGTTGGAAATGGATAATTCGCCGACTCCCCAGCACTCCCTGACCGCCCGGGCAGCGCGTTCAGGCTCAGAATATCCATCGAAGCTACAATCGGGCACATTAGGTTTCGGGAGTTTAAATTGTTCATCAATCCAGGCTGATAACTCCTGCGCAAGTTTACCGGCTCCGAGAGCTGAGTCTCTTTTCTGTGCCGTTAACTTTGTCATTGCGCGGAAACTCACAGCCTCGGGTGACAGGGTAGGGACATCCCTATCACGGAAAAACTCAATAGGATAGCCAAGGACAGCCGAAATTCGCTCCATTGTGTCGCTGGCTATAGCCTCAAAGATACCCGCTTTTTCGTAGTTCGAAATAGTCTTGCTGGTCAAATCAGTGGCTTCAGCTAACGCTCTTTGTGTCAGGCCTCTCCGTTCTCTTGCTATACGTAAACGCTCTGAATTAAACATGGTGCATATTTAGCCTGTTTTTAAAATGTCGAGATCGATATCCGGTGTAAACTGCGGTACATCACCGTTCTTAACAATCGGATCAGGTTGATGAACATCAAGAATTAAACGAGTCGAGAAATCGTTAACTACATTCTTGCTATTGTATGAAATCGGGCGTGAAAGCTCAGCACGGATACCCACGCGTTCGTCCCCATCCAGTTCATAAAAATCGTAGAGTAAAAACCATAAGTCCAATCCGATTTTATTTGGTAGCAGGGGGATAGCATCGCTTTCCGGCAGATCTAAATCGAGCTTAAGCTGGTTATCGTCCAGGATAAGTTCGCCCTGACCCGGGGTGTTATTATGGATTAACCCCATAAGCTCACAAGTAAAATCCCCTTTCTTCATGCGAGACTCTGGAAAACCGTGGATAAGGCCAGTCTGATCACAACCGCGGCAAAGATACAGGGCAACTTTATCACTCACAGTCAACTCAACATTTCGAAGTGATAGGCGCTTGTAGCCTTTGGGAGCAAGAATGTCTCTGGCGGCGCTTACACCTTCACCATAAAAATACTGTCCGCGTGAGGTTTTGGGGTGGTTCTGTGTTGTCGAGTAGCGACCGGAAAGGCCCCTCTCAAGAATACGCCCTAAGTCACTTTGGCTAAGATTCATAGGCCGAAGGTAAGACTCGACATCATTCGGGTCAACCAATACAACTGTTTTTGCGAGGTTGTGAGAGAACATAGGGAAAGCCTCTTATGTATTTTCCGTTTTTTATACCTCACTCGAGGTTAAAAAACAAGAAAATTACTGGATGTATTGACAGATGACATCCTTAAACCCAGTCGGCTGAAAAAGTCTTAGAAACGCAACATAACAGGTGTACTTGCCGAGAGAAAAATCATCTGACCATGCATGGCCAAAACACGCCACGCCTGCCTATTTATAGGCAGAACACACCTTATCTGCCTATAAATAAGATATAGACAGTTTTGATACTAGTGCCGATGATGCTTTAGACGGCTTAGTAAGCGTTATAAAACCGACTGTGACCAATGGCAATCAGCTTCATCGTCGTTGGCTTAAGGGGGGGGCTGTCTGGGTGTTATTTGATATCCCCGAACATGGCAAAAACCATTAACCCCCTTTACGTACACAAAATCACTTGTCCCATTTATCCCACTTGTCCCAAAATTCATAACTCTATGATTTATATGAGCGTGAAATCTTTATCTGGGATAAGTCACCTGCGTTTTGGGATAAGTTGCCCGGTTTTAGACTTGTCCCAGCCACTCAATGAGGAAAGTTGTCCCAGAATCCACACGACTTATCCCAAAAAGGCTAATACCTGTCCCACTTTTATCCCAATCTGATAGTATGATTTACTATAAAAACAATATGTTAACCAGTAATTGCATGTTATGGGATAAGTGGGACAAGTATTTTTACACGCACATGTATATTACTCCGTTTCTGTTTCCTCTGGTTCTGGGGCAAAAAGTAAAACGTACGTCCACGGTCTGGCGTTGTTGAGATGTTTAAGCCGTGGCGTTCTTATCTGCCAGTTTTTACCACTGGTGGGCTTTTTAAGCATTCCGGCTTCATGGAGAATTTGCGCAGTGGCGTCTTTGTTGTGGCCACCAGCAACGTGTTTTTTAAACGGCGCGGGCAGTACATAAAACAGCATAGGGTCGTCGAAGCGTTCTCCGTTGTCCCGATACCCCATCAACTCTGTGATCGGTAAATCTCGCGGATCATAATTCAGTGGGGCGAACCGGCTCATGCCATAAGCGTTAAGAAACTCTTCCGCCTGCTCAATAATCTGCTGGTGTTCTTTGTTTCCGGTTCCGAACTCTTTCACCCATGCATTGAAGTTATGCTGAATCGCATCCCGGCAACGCTGCGGATCCCAGCCAGTAATATGGCCTGACAGTAATAGCGCCGCTTCCATCACAGCAAAGCGTTCCGCAACCCGGTGAACCTGTTCACCATAGCTTTCCGGGATTAACCCGCGCCAGCGTTCACGTGCTGTGACTGCGGCCTCCTGAGCCTCCTGCTGGTGGTCAGCAAGCCATCGCACCCATTCACGGCCGGCGGCACCATGGTTAATTGTCCAGGCATCGCGTAATGCATCAGCGTGAGCCTTACCGGAAGGCAAACCATGAAATGCGGTGGATTTCTCCAGCGGCACATTTAGCAAGCGTACCAGTTGCCCCGCTTTGGGCTTCATGCCATTACTGAGCAGGAAGGTTTCGATATCCATTTCACCGGTACTCACTGCAACAGTTCGCCAGCGCTTTAACTCCCGGTTTCCGCCTTCTCTCGCTCCCTGCAGTTTTCCAGACCCGTTAAAGAGCGTATAAGCGGATGTGGCAACTGATTTAGGGTCTGCTCCCTGGCCAACCTCATCCAGCGCCAGTAACCCGTCATGGTGAGCCTGTGCTTCGTTAGCAATACCCAACGCCGTACCGTACCAGGTGAGCCGCAGCATATCGGGGTTGCCATAAAGACTACTGGCAATATTCGCTGTTGTTGTTTTACCTGCGCTGGATTGCTGAAAGAAATGCACCCCGAAACCATCCGCTCCCACCAGTCCCACCAGTGGTGCAGCCAGAGCAGCAGCAACGCCCAGCATCATGGAGTCATTGCCTTCCACCAGCGCGGCCACCGTTTCGCGCCAGCTTTGCGCGGTACCCGAGACGGTGTAACCGGATGCCGTCGCACTTCGTCCATGAAAGACCACGCGTTTATCACTGCCACCAATGATTTCACCGTCAGGCATGATGTATACGCCGTGCTGCCATCCTGACAGCGTGGCAACGTTCCACAGTTCACCGGTATCACTGTCCGTCAGATGGTCTGCTAGAATGGCCCGCAGTTGCGGCTTGGCGGTGACACGCAATCCCCGATTGCTCAGACGTGCCCAGCCTTCCCGGTTGCCGATATCACCCGCTGGGATCGCTTCCGTGCGTTCCGGCCGGTTTCCGGTGGGTTTCCAGCGCAATATCACAAAATCAATACCGTCGCCTTCACCAGTTCCCAGCACTTCGACTTCTCCGCACAACCACTGGCCCGGGCGGATCACCTCGCCAGACTGCCTGTCGATTTTCGGTGTGACCCAATACAGACCGCCAGCACGGGACTCAACACACGGGGCAAGCTCATCCGCCGGTGCGCGTTTCCCGCCCGCCTCGCGGTACCCACCTACCAGCGTTTCGCCGCGTTCGGCATCCTCCCGCAATCTGGTTAAATAATCGCGCCAGTCCTCCGGCGCCCGGTCAGGGATACCCTTATACAATTTCGCATCCTGCACCCCAGCCAGTGCCAGCTTTTCAGCAATAGCGTTAATCAGGATTGGCTCAATCTCCCCGGCCTGATAAATACGCGCACAGCGTCGCCCCTTGTCGATAATGCGCAGGCTCGCCAGCTCTGCCAGCTGCTTTGGCCCCAGATAAACAGGTGGCGTGGTATCACAGGCAATCTGCCGCCCCATGCCTTCTTCCCAGCCTTTCGCGTGGGAATAAGCATCGGCCCCGGCAAAAATAACAGCCTCAACAAATTTATCCTTTGGCAGGATTTTAACGTTTGGTGCATTTCTCACTGCCGCCCCCTTAATGCGTCACTGGTGTGGCTGGCAGACCGTCAGTCTTCAGCGTTTTCATAAAGCTGTCGTAAAGTCTTGCCAGTTCTTCACGCCCAACTGATGACAGTTGCATACATCCTTCAGGTGATACCTCCATCATCCCTTCATACATGCGGGCAGCTATATCAAGACCCGTTTCAACCCCATGATTCTGAATCGCTACACCTTCGATGTTATTGGCCAGAAAAATACGCTCTGTTAATGGGGTGACGTAGAGATCACCATGCACACCGGAATAAACCACCGCCCGGCCTAAGCTTCCACCATCACCGGTAATACCCGCTAGCCCGTTATTATCCTGTTGCTCAGAGATGAACAGGAATACCACCAGCCAGCGATAGATAATCGCTTTCTGAGCATTCGACAGGATGTAGTAGCGCTTAAGATCACCGTCCAGCACCCCAGCGACAAATTGCAGTCCTGTCGCGAATTCGTCGTCATAACGCCCCTCATCAAGCAAACGAATAGCCGTAGGATAGTCCACCATCAGGAAGGATTGATGCATATCCTCACTGTTAAGCACCGGCATGTTGATACCTTCTGGCGTAGCTTCTGCATAAATTATGTTTTCCAGCGAAGATATTCCGTAAATTGCTAATACATCGTTCATACCGCAGTTCCCTCCCTCTGTGAATCAATGGTCAACGTATCAGCGCGACTAATGATCTCGTTGATGATGCGGATTTTTTCAACGCCCTGAGCTTCCATTACCCGTGCCATATCGCTTTTGTCGGTGAGCAGGGATTTTTCCATCAGAGTAAACTCACGATGCAGCCTGTCCTGAGTACACATACACGGGGAGTGATAACCTTCACGGTAAAAGATCACCCGATTTAACTGATGTTCTGCGATGGTAATAATTGACCCATGGCTGTCTTTCCAGCGGTCGCCGATACGGATTTCAGGATGAGCAGAGCCGCCGGAATTGCATCCGGTTTTATTTCTTTTCATAGATTTAACCCCTTACGGAATCAGGCGGAATAATAGTGAACCCTGCCAGTCGGGCAAGCTCAATAAAGGCGTTCAGGTTGGCCAGATGCTCACTGGCGGAAATGGTTCGCTCACTTACTACCCGGCCATTTTCTAAAGTCAGCAGAATGCGCCCGGTAAAACTCTGATAACGGGCTGGCTCATTTTTTGACATAAGTTACCTCCATTTCCTCCAGCGCATCGGCAAGAGAATCAGCCCGTTCAAAAGCCACACGCAAAAGATCCGGTACAAAACGCCCTGTTTTCTGGTCGCTTGAGGATGTAAGCAACACTGCACATTCAAGCAGTGAGGCTGTCAGTGCGGCGTACTGGCGGATGCTCTGGGTTGATTTGAGTTCCTGCACGTTATTCATGCTCATTATCCCCCGGGGCATTTTTGATATCGGATTCCAGTATTGCGATAGCTTCTTCAGCAGCCGTTTCGGCAATCATGTTTATCGCGGCCAGTGAATGAGGAATTACACAGCCGGAATACTCGGCATCACTAAGTAACTTATGCGCCGTTTTTGCGACGGCATTAATATCTGCCATTGCATACATCAGATGAAGCATTGCTTTTGCGCACGGGGATCTATGCATTTTTCACCTCCCGGACTGGCAGGCGAGCGGCCAGAGAGAGGATAAAATGCGGAGAAAGGATACTCCGGGCTTCGCGTTCAGTTGCAGCATCGACGGACAGACGGCAGGGTTTGGCCTTTTTGTCGTGGCGATTGAGCGCCAGAAAGCGCCAGGTGAATAAAGTCGGGCTGATAGATGCCCGCCCGGTCAGGGGTGTGGTACTATTTAGCATAGCTACCTCGATACTTGTTCTATCGCTGGTGGTCAGAAGCCCGGAAGGTGTTAGCGCACCTCTGGGCTTCGCCGTTTTGTGCCTTACCTGTGCTTTAGCTGTGGATAAGGTGTTTAAATACCTTACACCTAGGTGTTTAAATACGTCAAGCCAAAAGTATTTAAACACTTCACAAATCTGTAGAGATGATTTATTTTCTCTAGTGTTAAAACACCAACAGGAATCATCGCCAATGGCTACAGGGCACAGAAACAACAAATCTGCGTACAAAGGAATCAGATTTCCATATGAATTAGTTGAAGAAATTGACGCCAGTGTAGAACGTGAAAAACACGATAACCCCGGAGCTAACTTCTCTGCATGGGTGCTGGATGCCTGCGGTCGCAAGCTGAAAGCAGAGCAGCGCAAGAAGCCCAAAGAGGCAGAGTAACCAGCCAGGCAAAGGCTGCTGTTATTCTGACGGGAGGCGGGGTTTATAACCCCACTTTTTGTATTACTTAGCATTGTCCTGCCCCTCGATAAATGGCAGGGATAACTGGCTTAGGCTATTAACCAGACATTCCGCTTTTTTGAGCAAAACCAAGTCGTCCTTCCTCTTCCTGAGGCGACGGCCGGCATCACTGGAATCCTCATCGGATTGCTGACGTGCAGCTGCGACAATGCCCTGTAATTCACCAATCGTATGGCCCAAATAGCCGCCTCTCTGGTGATCCAGCTCATCCATGTAGTCATAGACCTCGGCCTGCAGTTCATAGCTGTAGCTCATGGCCATCAAACATGCTTCGCGTTTAGGAAAGTTGTAGCAGGGTTGAGTTCGGCCCTTATCATCAAGGTAATCTCCTAAAAATTTAGGAGATTGGATCTCTCCCAGAACCTTAGGAACTTTATTCATGAAGTTATCGTGGCGAAGTTTACGATACTTCTTGCAAGGAAATGCTAGGCCTTCTTTTTCAGCTTTCGATTTACGATCAGCGTTAATATAGTCAACCATCTGAAGGCTGCTCATAGTTGGAATTGTCCCAGCTTCAGGATAAGAATCCCCCCGTCTGGTTAAGGTATTTAAATTATTCATCTCTATTTACCTGCTGTGAATCGAAAATATTTAAGGTAATGAATAATACTGACTTAACCACGGGCCTCTGTAATTCTGTCGTCCAACCATTTATTCACTTCATCTTCAAACCAGCCAACGCGTCGCAGGCCAATACGGAAGCCTCGAGGGAACTCGCCAGCATTAATCATTTCTTGAAATGCGGCATCTGATTTAATGCGGATTATGTCCTTTACTTCTTTTTTTATAAGTATTTTTCTTTCTGTATGGTTCATATCTGTACCTCTGTCTAGTAAGGATAAAAATTGGTTTCCGTCGAATACAGATATTTAACTACAATACTTCAATTAATGTTGGTAGGTTTGCGAAAAATTGTTGGTAGATTGAAATAGGGCATATTACAAACAATTGGTATATAAAGAATCACAAAATTGTACTTTATTTAAAATTTGGTAGGTTGGCATGGTGATGTTCGTAATGTCGGTTTGTTTAGTGTAGGTTATTTGGTATATGGCGCGAAAACCCGCGCCAATGCTTGGTCAATCTCTATCTGCTAGTCCTGCTTCCTTTAGTGCATCAGCTATAAGCTTGCGATGTAACTGCGGATCTTTAATTCCTAGATGAGAAGCAACGATTTCAGCTAACGCACTGGCGTTGATACTATCCCCTCGAGTGAATCTATGTCCTGTTTTTTCAGCGAGAGTTTTGGATAATGCTGCAATGATTTCTATAGCGTGTTTTCTCCCAGCAAATCTAGATTCCCATTGGATGTCGTTAATTTGATTATCGACTTCACTACTTACCTGACTCTCATAACCAGATGCTTTATCACTATATTTGTCATGGTAATCAAACTCACTTAATTCACTCTCTGCCCATGACCATATATCTGGAGCTAGGAATTTAGCGTCAGATATTTGCATGTCGATATCAACCTTATCGAGATCTATAGTCATTGACTCTTTTGTTAAATATTTTTCATATATAGGGCTACTTAAAGTTAACCTTAGCGGTATGATTTCTTTTAGTTTTATCGCTTGGAGAATAGTCTCTCTATAAGTTTCAGCCTTTCGCCAACCTAGATAATTACCATTACGAGCCATTTCTATATCATCACAATCAAATAATCCAGCCATTGCCAAAGCGGCTTGTTCTAATGTTACGATTCTAAGCCGCCTAATATGAGTTGGTAAATTCAACATCACGCCACCTCGCACCCTCTATCATGGAAACCGCGCCAGCCCGTAGAGGTGTACGGGTTTTTCAGGAGCTACCCTAGGCGCGGTCTATTCTGTTACCGCCTGCTTCCTTCGGTTTTAGTCATGATAGCTTGTTTTATATCCGCTTGCATCGCCTATATGTACAGATAATCAGCTTGTGATTTTATACAGCCCGTATCCCCCGGGTACCCATTGCCAGCGTCACTCCTGTTGATGCCGCTTCGACAAACTCTCCCCACCAGCGCATCAGCACAACACGTTTTTCTAGGTAGTTACTGCGGTTGTATGCACGGCGTACCTCGTTGGTGTCTACGTGTGCAAGAGCGGCTTCTATCACATCTGGCTCGAATCCCTCTTCATTGGCCGCAGTACTGAATATGGCGCGTAGGCCGTGAGAAACAAGAACTCCCTGATACCCCATGCGCCGTAATGCGGCGTTGGCACTCTGGCTACTCATCGGCAATGTTGGCGTTTTAAAGCTGGGGAAAACATATTCCCGGTGGGCGCTAATGTGTTTCATTACCTCCAGAACTGCCCGCGCCTGTTCGCATAGCGGGATGATGTGATCTCGACGCATCTTCATCCTCCCGGCGGGGATGGTCCAAGTGTGTTCTGCAAAGTTTATTTCTTCCCATCGGGTTTCGGCTGCTTCAACTGGGCGAGTAACAGTCAACAACTGCCATTCAATAAGTAAGCGAGTCTGCCGCTCAATACTGGCGATGGATAGCGTATGCATTAATTCGGGAAGTTGCTCAGGTCGAATTGTCGGCATGTGTTTTTTTACCGGAGTAGGGAAGGCCTTACGGACGTTTGCAGCAGTATTAACCTCAATCAGACCGCTGTTTGCGGCAAAGTCCATTACTTCGTTTATACGCTGTAATACCCGTTTCAGGGTTTCTAGGTTTCCCCTTGCTCTGATCGGCTCCAACATGATGACGAACATTCTGGCCGTCAGCTCATTGATTGGCTTGTTACCGATGTCCGGGAATACGTATTTTTCTAGTGAGCGCCAGATATCTTTTATCGTGTTTGCCGCGAGATTCTGGCTTTTCTTCATTTCATACCAGTCAGCGGCTACTTTCCGGAAGGTGTTTCCTCTGCGCAGCTCTTCTGCTTCACGTTTTTGCTGCTGGTGGGCTTGCGGATCGATACCCTGCGCAATGAGTGACCGATACAACTCGCGTTTTTTACGAGCATCGGCGAGCGTTACTTCATCAATTGATCCAAAGCTGACAAGTGCCCGTTTCTTATCGTGTGGGCGGTAATAAGAAAATCTCCATATCCTTGAACCACTGGGTTTAACTAGCAGATAAAGGCCACCGCCGTCCTGCAAGGTGTATTCTTTGGCAGCCGGCTTTGCTGCACGGATCTCTGTGTTGGTCAATGGAGTGGTTATACGTGCCAT